AAACCTCTTGAGCTTATTCTACACGAAATAATCCCATTGTAATACTCGTCTTTGAACAACACATCTCTTGAAAACTGCTCACGTGTTTCAAAATAACTCATTTGATTTTTGTTGGCACACCAATAGAGTATTTTTCTACGAAAGTGTTGATTGCCTATTTCAGCTCTCGCACTGTTGAGTGCATCACTTGATCCCCAATATGTTTGCCAATCAGTTTCCACACGTCTATGTCTTTTGTTTTTTCTACCTTTAAGAGGTGGTAGTTTTTTAGTGGTCCAAAGTAGTTTCTTGCCAATATAATACTTCTGATTTAGGGTATCATGTATCTCATACACAAATCCCACATATTCCTCAGGTGCAGTGGTTATTAACTCATTATTATAATACCAACTCATTTTAGTTCCTATTTGTTAGTGGTAATCAATAGACCTAACTTCGTTAAGTCTAAAGTGTTGGTTTATTTTCGTTTCGTTTCACTCAACTCAATAAACACAAGCACTTTCTTTTTTTTCTTTTATTTAATCTAATATTATTAAGAGATATTGATCTAGATAGATTCTTTAGTCAGAAGGAACCTGTTGCTAGGTCCCCTCTTTGCTTGATCTGAGTATCATCTCCAGCATATAGGAAGCAGGTATTTTATTATAGACACTATTGCACGGGATCTCACACTCACTCCCTACCTGCTGTGGCCACCTTACGGTGTGATGACTTCGTTACCTCATATGTCATCTGTTTGTGCAACAAACGTGTCTTTTGCAATGTTCAACAATACATCGTCTTTTTTGGGTGCCATCCATTGGTCCTAAATGGCCCTTGATCCCAGCGGTATTAAAAACTGGCCCGCTAACCTTAGGTGTTGATTATAGATTGCCTTTAGCGTATCTGCCTTTGGATCTGCCTGCTTTACGATCACGGTTTCTGCCTGCGTCTGGATTTTTGCCTGTAGTCCAGCTTATTACCTTGTCTAGTTGATATGTTGATAATGCCTTAAGATCTGCGGTGCCATAATATTTTAATGCCAGTTGTTTAGCCTTGTTGTGTAGTTTAATACCAGTGTTTGCCATTTGCCTGTTTCCTTTGTAGTGTTTCCATTGTTTTTAAAAAGTGTAAGGTGGCTAATGGAAACTAAAACGCCCAATCTCGCATGACCAAGATTGTTTTAACCTTACACTGTATATTTACTATACTACACTTATTTATACAGGTCAACCTAAAACACGTTTTTTTTAGAAACATATGTTACAGGGTTGTAACATTTCGTTATCACAAGTTTTTTGCAGAAAAATGCTAACCCATTGATTTCATTAGATCTGTTTTTCTTGACTTCTGGTTGCACTAATGCTATAACTGTTGTATAGGCACAAACAGAAAGGCACTATACAATGACATATTTTGTAGATACACTTAACAAGAGTCCAGATCTTGTAGAACCTGCAGAACAGCAAGCAGCAATCAGCCAGCACTACAACAGCATCGCCAATATGGTTAGTTCATTTGCCAAAGGTGGTTTAGGCAAAAGAGGTCTAATCATCAACGGTCCAGCAGGTGGTGGCAAAACAGAAGTGGTGCGCCAAACATTAGACGCAAATAGCAGCAAATATCACTTTCTCAAGGGCACTCTTAGTGCTCCAGAGTTGTTTATCCGCATTTACAAGCACGCCAAAGAAGCTAATCAGATTTTGGTTATTGACGATACAGATGTATGCTTTGATGATGTAGAAATGTCAGACATCCTTAAGGCAGCATTAGACCCTAGTGGTGGCGAGATGTATTATGGCAAACGCAGTCACTATCTGCGTCACGACGGTGTTCCGCAAGAGTTCCGTTGCGAAGGTCGTATAATCTTGATCAGCAACAAGCCGTTGAAGGTAGATACACTAAGTGTAAAGGCCCAACAACGCATCAAGCCTGTTGTAGATCGTTGCTTGTATGTTCCAGCAGGTCTAAATGATGCTTGGACTGCGGTTGCAATGCGTTTGCTTTATAATGTAGGTCGCATCCGTGTTCTTGCCAATAGCACTGTTAAAGATGATGTAAAAGATGCGATTGTAGATTTCATTACAACAGAGTATGAACGGTTCAACGGTATCACTTTTCGCAGCATCCAAACTTGTTTAGATATGTATGCAGTAGATCCTGCCAACTGGCGTCAACTTGTAATCATGAGTGAGGGCAAATAATATGGACTTCCTATCAACGCCACTGCCGCAATCCTGCGGCAGTGAAGAGACAGTAGAAAAAAGAAATATTGCTTGGAACGCAGGTATGTGTCATTTAAGTGATGACGCAAGAAAACGCATAAGTGCCGCAAGAAAATACACAACAACTCCAGAAGAAACGAAGGCAAAACGTAGAAATACAATGATAACAAGATATGGTAAGATGGCAACCAACAACTCAACTCACTACTTTGAAGGGTTGCCCTGTAAAGATTGGTTAGATGCTAATCGTGAGTTGGTTGAAACTCTTTCATACCACACCAAAAGAGGCGTTGAAAGACGCAAGGTTATTGACCATATGATTACACTATGTCCAACTGCTACTAGACAGTATCTTGCTGTTGCTATTTGCCATTGGAGTAAAAAACAGGTTGACAACACCTAACATATATGCTATAACTAACACATAGGCAACAACACAGAGGGTATCATGGACTTCCTATCAACACCACTACCTGTAAGCACAGGCACTGAAGAGAACTTTGTATATAATCCGTATCGTGTTGGTGGCATGTGGGGCTTAAAACAATCACCTGAACACACGGCAAAAATAAGCAAACCAAAATATGTCTTTCAAGGCAAAAGTGCTGGAGACTGGGCAAAAATACTTGGTGGTGATTATGGTGTTATTAGACATCATATAAAAAATGGCACTATGGAGCAATATAAAACTTATTGTAAATGGGCTAATATACCATGCACTGCAATCAACAAAAATCTAAAGATAATCTACAAAGGCAAAGCTGTTAAAGAATGGGTAAAAATACTTGGTGGTGATCGTGGCACTATTAGACATCATATAAAAAATGGCACCATGCACGAATACAGAACTTATTGCAAATGGGCAAACATACCTTACACGAAAAAAACAGTAATAAAGCACTACTTCCAAGGTAAAACAGTTAAACAGTGGGCAAAAATACTTGGTGGTGATCCTGGCACTATTAGAAAGAATATGCAAAATGGCACTATGGAGCGATATATTGAGAAAAAAACAGGTTGACAACACCTAAAAACTGTCGTATAAATAATACATAGGCAACAACAGAAAAGGCACTATACAATGAAGCACTATTATATCAACGCTCACTACGGACACAACATCAACACACCTGATCACTTTGCACAAGTTGAGATATTGTTCAGCTGTAGAGTTCCAAGTGAGAGAACTGTTAGACGAGAACTTAGACTGCAACACAACATTAAAAAACCCATACGCACGTTAGAGTGGATATATGAAGAGGAGGCAGCGTGATGGATATGATGAAAGTAGAGTGGAACACCATTGAAGACGGTGCAATGTATTACAATAGTGTTCTATTGCCAGAAGACGAGGCTTGGAACCTTATGTATGAAGTCAATGGCGGCATTGAAAGTATGAGTGCCTGGGAAGTAGAAAACTTTACACCACAACGATTTATTGTTGAAGAGGAGGCAGCGTGATGACTGACAAATATGAAACCATAGAAACACTCAAAGGCGCCAAAGTCCTAGATATCAATGAATGGATACGCAAACAAGAAGATGATTTGTTTCACTTCAAACAACAGTTTAATGGCCAAACTGCCACTGACGAAAAGTTTTTCAAAATCAAAGAACTTGAAATACGGGCAAAAAAGGATATAGTTAGGAGTTGGTTGGATCACTTGGAAGAAAACAGCATAGTATTGCACCAATACAACATCCGCCTACTAGTAAGCAAAGACACAGAATCATAAACCAACCTGCCTGGGCTAAAGCAGTAAAACTGGCCCATTTTACACCCGCTTTTTTAACAGTTCGCATAAATAACTGTATGAAACAAGAAAACAACGATAGACCCAAAGGATGGGGCAAGAGAGGTCCTCTACCCAAAGCCCCAGTAGAAGGTGTAATAACAGGCCTTCCAGTTGGTCGTGACAAAACAGTAGTGCCCCAAGATCAAGTTGAAGAACTAGCAGGTCTTGGATGCACCAACAAAGAGATTGCAAACTTCTTTGGAGTTAAAGAAGATGCAATAAGCAGAAACTTCGCGGTAGAACTTGTAAAAGGCCGTGAAGGTATGAAGATAAAACTAAGGCGTGCAATGTTCAAGAACGCTGTCGTAAACGAAAACACCACAATGCAAATATGGCTCAGCAAACAGTATCTAGGAATGACAGACCAACCTGTTAACAGCGAAAGCAATGCTGCATTGCCATGGAGCAACGAATCATCAACAAGTATAGGAGAAACATATGACGATGAAGAACTCAGGGACGATATCCCTAACACCAGCCAACAGTAAAACAGAGTTTAGTTTAGAAAACTTTATCAAGCAGGCCAAAAATCAACCTGTGCCCAACACTGACGCAGGCATACAAAAACTAGCCAACAACTATGCAGACTTGCTCAAGCACAGTGAAATCGTAGTTGACAGTATGTTCAACGAAAACCGCAGAAAAACACCAGGCAAAGACCTGCTGCAAAGTTACCACAACATATTAACACACATCAAGCGAGGCAGCGAATAATGAGTAATCTTGCAAAACTATGTGATGACATGAACGATTACATCAACACCAAAGGTGAACTTCCTAGTAGCACTAGCAACAGCGGATTCTTAAACCAATGGCACAACTTAAACAATCAGTATTGGATGGACTTGTTTGGAGATGCGTATGCAGTTCATGACAACACCAAATGGTGTATGCCGTATTGGCTTGAAGCCCAAGTTAAACAGTTGGTTGATCATCTCAACGCCTACGCAAGCCAGCATCCTAATGTGTTGAATCCTCCAGTAAATGAAATGTATCAACTTCCAAGGGGTGCATATCTTGAACATCCTAATGTAAAGAAAAGTAAAAGTATAAAAACTATCTTGTGGCACACTATGATGAACTTGCGTGAAGAAGTTTACAATCCAGCGATGGGTATCTATTTGCCCAACAAAAACTCTAGCATTGGATTACTTGATCCAGTAACTGCACCAGCACAAACATTATTTGATTGGAACTAACATGAAGTTTATTTACACCACCAACCAACTACCTGTCTACAACTTCGCCAAACTAGGCGGAGTATTAGCGGAGGACAACACTGTTGAACTCACTGATGATGCATACCAGCGTTTCTTGTTTGAAACCAAGCTGGACTCACACACTCTAACACTATACAAGGAACCAGGATTATGAAAGAACTGATCAAAAGCACCACACGAGTAATGAACTTGATTTATTTGTTCTTGTTGATTTGGGGCATTAATGTTGGCATGAGTTGGATAATGAGTTTTGCCTAGAATAAAGTATGTGCCTGCAGTCAAGGGTCTTAGCCCAAGTGGTAAAGGTCGTGTTAGCGATCCCAACTGTTGGATTACAGGCCCTTGTCTTATCACCAGAGACAAATACTATGCTTACCTAAAGCACAGAAGCCAAGCAAAATACAGAGGCGAAAGTTATGAACTAACTTGGCAAGATTGGCTTCACATATGGCCACAACACCTTTGGGATAGTAGAGGCAGACGATCACATGACCTTTGTCTTACACGCAGAGACTTTGATGGTGAGTGGAGCATTGTAAACACTGTGGTGTGCACCAGACGTGAACATTTTATAATAAAGAAAGAATACAATGCTCAACAACGATTACGATCCATTTGATCAGCTTGAATACCTCAGCAATGGATTTGTTGAACTTGCTGGTTTGCTCAACAGGCAGCAAACTCATATGGAAAGTATAATGCGACACATACGAGCACAAGAACGAGCCATGCAAGACCTCAACATGAGATTGACCAACCTTGAGATACAGAAATGAAACTTGCACCGTGGCAACAAAAGGTCAGTGATGACCCCAGTAGGTTTAAATGTATAAGTGCGGGCAGACGCAGTGGCAAAACGTATCTGGCCATTAGAGAGTTGTGCTGGTATGCACATCAACCCAACAAGAACGTTTTCTATGTTACAAGTTCATATCGTGCTGCAAAGATGATTGTTTGGAAACCACTCAAAGACAGACTGTTGGATCTACGTTGGGTAAAGAAGATCAACGAAAGTGAACTGAGTATAACACTAAAAAACAACAGTGTGATTTCACTCAAAGGTTCAGAGAACATTCAAGCACTGAGAGGTATCAGCCTTTCATATTGCGTTATAGATGAAGCAGCATTTTGTGATCCTGATTTATTTCCAGAAGTAATCAGACCAGCACTTGCTGACCAACGTGGCGATGCTATGTTTATTTCAACTCCTTGTGGTAAGAACAACTACTTCTATGACCTGTTCAATCTAGCCAAAACCACACCAGGCTGGAACAGTTGGAGCATGACCACACTTGAAGCAGGAATGGTAGACCCTGCTGAGATTGAAGCAGCACGAGCAGAAATGACACTCAGCCAGTTCAAGCAAGAGTTTGAAGCCAGCTTTGAAGATGTGGGCAACAGAGTGGCCTATTCGTTTGAACGTGATCACAATGTCAAGTCATATGAGGGTCCAAAACCCAAAGAAACTCTTATTGGAGTTGACTTCAACAGAAATCCTATTAGTGCAACTGTAGGACACAGATCAGGTGATACTTTCTATGTCACAGATGAGATCCTTATATACTCATCAAACACAGACGAACTGGTGCAAGAAATACATCACAGATATCCCAACCAAAAAGTTTATGTGTTTCCAGACCCTAGTGGCAGTAGACAGCAAACAAGTAGTAGTGGCAAAAGTGATCACACTATATTGAGCAATGCTGGTTTTCAAGTTAGAGCACCACGCAAGCATGATCCTGTAAAAGATAGAATCAATGCAATCAATGCAAGATTCTGCAACAGTGATGGAGTTAGAAGATTGTTTGTTGACCCCAAATGCAAGCACACAATAGAAAGCCTAGAAAAACACAGCTACAAACCAGGAACTGTAATACCAGACAAGGAAAAAGGGCACGACCATGTTTTTGACGCACTCTCATACTGTATTGCATACCTCTATCCAATAAGAAGACCTGCACCAGAGCCTACAGCACAGAGTTGGAGTGCCAAAGTCAGCCTTTAAACACCATTTTATACCAAATATCAACACAAACAAATAAATACACTTGATATCACAAGACCAACCTTAAGGAAAACACATGGATGCTATTGAAACAATAGAAAGCCAGATTGCCTACTATTTGAGTGGCAACCAGCTTTACAGCGAATACAAAGACCATTGGAAGTATATGTTGGAGAGTTACACAGGCTCTGAAGAATACGAAAATGCAAACCACCTAGTCAAATACAACCTAGAAACAGCAGGTGAATACGCTGCAAGATTGAGAACAACTCCACTGCAAAATCACTGCAATAGTATTATTGGAGTTTACACCAGTTTTATTTTCAAACAAAGCCCAGTGAGAGACTTGGGCGTTCTTGCCAACAATCCCGTCACAGAAGAAATACTCAAAGACGCAGACTTGGACGGCAGAAGTTTCAACAACTTTATGAAAGACGTGAGTGTTTATGCCAGTGTGTTTGGCCATACATGGGTTATTGTAACCAAGCCAGACATTGGAGCAATCACAATCGCAGATGAAATAGCAGCAGGCGTGCGTCCATATGTAAATATTATTACACCTCTTATGGTGTTGGATTGGAAATGGGAACGTTCACCCACAGGTAGATACCAACTCTGCTACTTCAAATACATAGAAGAAATCAACGGCGATGTTAAAACCATCAAAGTGTGGACACCAGACACAGTAAAGACAGTTGTGGTAAATGACAAGCAAGTCACAATAGAAACCACAGAAGAAGTAAACGGACTGGGCGAAATACCAGCGGTGTGTGCCTACAACAAACGTGGCATCATCAGAGGCATTGGTGTGAGTGACATTGGCGACATTGCAGATCAACAAAGATACATCTACAACCTAAGTAGTGAGATTGAGCAAACCATTAGATTGGATTCACACCCAAGTGTTGTGGCCACTCCAAACACAATCCTAACAGCAGGTGCAGGTTCAATCATTCAAGTGCCAGAAGATTTAGATCCAGGACTCAAACCCTACATACTACAAAGTTCAGGTGCAAACATCACCAGCATATTGGCAACAATGGCCAGCAGTGTAGATGCCATTGACAAGATGGCCAACACAGGAGCAATCCGTGCCACTGAAGCAAAAACAATGAGTGGCATTGCAATGCAAACTGAGTTTATGATGTTGGCAGCAAGACTTGCAGAAAAAGCAGATGCACTGGAGCTCACAGAAGAACACATTTGGCGTTGGATCTACAAATACATGGGCGCAAACTATGACGCAACCATTGATTATCCACACGCATACAACATTCGTGACAACAGCACAGATTTGGACTTCCTAATCAAAGCAAGAAGTAGTGGAGTAACCAATCCAGTGTTCCAAGAAGAAATCAACAAACAGATTGTTGAGTTGGTGGTGGAAGACAGCAACCTAATCAATGAAATCCACAACAACATGGCAGCACCACAGTTTGAAACACACACTATGACAAATCCACGCAGTGGTGAAACTGTTGAAGTCACCAGTCAAGCACAACACCTTGACCTAGTTGCAAGAGGTTTCGTATAATATGTCGCAGCACACTGAAGTTTTAGACTCAACAATCAAAGACTTTGAAGGTGCGGCAGCTGACACCACCCGTGCATTGGAGAACCGTATTGCGGAGTTGATCTCTGCAGGTGACACCAGTAGAACCAGCATAGTTGGCGCATATGAAACAGCTGCCAACATTGCAGCAAGCAACGCAGGCAACTTAACTGCATTGAGTGCAGACACCATAGCAACACAAACTGCCGCAGGCATTGGAACAGGTGGTGTTCCAGAAGACAGCGGTGTAGAAAATCTATTGGTGGAAGATGCAAGAGGCACCATTAGAGAAACTATTATGAATCACGCTGAAACTGTAGCAAGTTTGGTGGTTGCAGGCACTGTCACAGGCATAGCCGTAGATGCACTCACAAACCAAGCAAGAGGCAGTGTCAGCGGATTGATGATGAGCACATCAGATCCTGTTACCACAAGATTACAAACACGCTTTGCCCGTATGGCAACTGATCCAAATCGCAACCCAGAAGAATATCGCAATCTAAGAAAACAGATACAAGATAGGTTGCCAGGCATTACGACCTCAGGCAGTTTGAGTGATACACTCAGAGGTGTGGCAGAAACAGTGGTGATGAGATTTGATGGTGCATTTACAGCCAACAGAGGCAAACGGCTGGGCATTACCAAATGGACATACGAAGGTGGAGTTGTAGAAAACACTCGCCCTTGGTGTGCTGACCTAACTGGTATAACCATGGAAGAAGATGAAATAAATGATCTATGGGGCGATACATGGGCAGGCAAAAGTGGAGATAATCCATTTGTAGATAGGGGCGGCTACAACTGTCGTCACTATTGGGTGGCTGTTGATGAATGATATGGATCATACACACCTGGGCGATCACACTGGTGTTAATACTAGTATTCGTCCTATGACCAACGCAGAGCGTGAGGCAAGCAAGGAAAGGGAAAGGCAAAATCATGGCATACAAGAAAAAAGGCAAGAAAAAGTAAGTTTGAACACCTTATTTGTTCAAACGAATAAATAACATTACAGTAATATACAGTAGAATGTTTACTCACAACACAAAGGAGGAACGCCCACAATGAGCGAAAATACATTGGAACAAAACCAGGCAACTGAGGCCACAGAGAATACTCTAACACAGGAATCAACCAAAACCTATACGCAAGCAGAGTTTGACAACCACATGGCGGGCCTAAAAAAGTCCATCACAAGTAAGTTTGAAAAACAGTTTGCAGACCTAGGTGATTTGAATGAACTAAGACAACTCAAAACGCAAGCAGAAGCCACCAAACAGGAAGAAGCTATCAAGCGTGGAGAGTTTGAAAACATACTCAAATCATTGGCTGATAAAAAAGATGCAGAAATAGCAGAGAAAAACAAAGTCATTGAAGAATACACAGTGAACACACCATTACTAAGTGCCGCAGCGCAATACAAAGCAGTGAACCCACAACAAGTGGTTCAACTGATCCGCAATCAAGTTAGACTTGGAGAGAACGGGCAAGCTGAGGTAGTAGATTCAAATGGACAAGTTCGTTACAATGATCAAGGTTCAAGTCTCAGTGTTGATGCGCTAGTGCAAGAGTTTCTACAAAGCAACCCGCATTTTGTAAGTGCTGCACCAGCAACAACCAACACCAAAACTGCCGTAACAGGCAGTGGCAACCTTGAAGACTTTGATATCTCTAAACTGGACCTTAGCAATCCAGAACACAGAAAAGTTTACGCCCAAGCCAAACAACGTGGCTTGATTTAGTTTTAAAGGAAAAATAACATGGCAAACGCAGCATACACATCAGGTTTTAACACTGATGCATTATTCGTCGCAGCAAAAGCGGCAACAGTTTACGCAGCCCACGAGCAATCATTGTTCTTAGGCGGCGGAATGATCCCAGTTGTAAACGCACCAAACGGACTTCTACAAGTTCCTGAGTTGGCAGCAGTTGCAGCAACTACACTAACAGCAGAAGCATCAGAAGGCGTTGACTTAGACGCAGTTCTAAGTGCAGACACAAAAAACATCATCCAGTGTGATATCTACGCAGCTCGTAGTGTTATACGTGACTTGGGTAACATTGATCCAAGTGAGATTGGTAGAGTATTGGGCAACGCAGTTTCAAAAGCATTTGACACAGCAGTTGTTGCAGCAATGAACGGCTTAACAGCTTCAACTTCAGACTCAGATCCAATGACAGTAGACGCATTGTTTGACGCAGTTGCACAGATTCGTGGCAACGGTGAAACAGGTGCGCTTATGGGCATTGTTAGCACAGCAGAAGCAGCCAACTTGATGAAAGACATTGGCACAAACGCTTACGGCGGTGGTGACTTCCAAAGTGAAGCAATGAGAAATGGCTTCTTGGGCCAAATCGCAGGCGTTCGTATGTTCCAAAGTTCATACATCACAGGTGCAAACAAAGGCTTCATCTTTGCAGGTGACGCAATGCGTATCGCAATGCAAAAAAATGTAGATATTGAAACAGCTAGACGCCCTGAAGCAGTGGGCCAGGACGTTGTCGCAAGTTTACACGCAGGCGTAGGCGTTATTGATGCAGGACGTGGTGTTAAGTTAGTTAACGTATAAGGGGTAATCAATGGCATTCATTGTTGAAAATAATATTACAATAAGTTTTGCAGAGTTCACAGATGTCTTTAAGACTGATGTGCGTCTGTTTGACAGCAATGAAAGTCTTACTGATGACACTGTGGAAGCAAGTTTGATAAGATGCACCAGCAGAATATTAGACAACATTCGCAACACAGATTGGTGGCAGGGCCTGTATTCACAACACACAGGTTCTGTCAACCGCATTGACATTCCCTCTCCTGATCCTGATCGCATAAAGAGTAGACTCAATGACTTCACAGACTTGTGTGTTTATTGGGCTCTCAGCGATTATATATTGCCCAGCATTGCAGACTTTGGCGATGTTGACAGCAACGAAAGACAGAAGATGGGCTACTACAAGAACAGAGCAGATGAGTTGTTTTTGGAGTTGGTTAATGCAGGTGATTGGTATGATTTTGACAATGACGGTTCAGTGCAAACTGATGAAAAACGTCAGGGTAACCTAACATTGAAAAGGGTGCGATAATGAGAGATCAAGTTATAGAATATATTACGGCAGCGCCGCTTGGACGCTATAACTTCAGCAGGGAGATACCATACAGAGAAAATGGTATTCAACTACATCTCAAGAATCCTCTTACAATATATGTGGACGAAGAGGACTTTCAAACACAAAGTCTTTTTCGCACACTAGGTGGCCACAACATTGACGTCTTAACAACAACTGTTGAAATCAAGTTCAGCAATGATGCAAAGAATACACCCAACAACTACGGTGAGATAGTGAGTTATTTACTGGCTGGCAAAAACCTAGGCACTGGCTTCAATGATGCCACTGCAAGTTTGAGCACAGAGATAGTGGAAGATTTACAAAGCACAACCGTAGAACTACAATATACAAAGCTAATATAAGGAAAGCAACATGGCAAACTATATCTACCCAGCTCCAGGAACTAGCAATGTAGAAGCAACACTAAAACTAAAAGTGGCTTCTAACGGCGCTGACACTGGACTAACAATACCTAGTTTACAGGATATCACTGTAAACGCTGCCAACGATACGTTTACCTGGACACAGCTAGATGAAGGTTCTAAACAACAGATTGCTACAACAGCAACCAACAGTTTGAACACAAACCTAGTGTTGAACCAAACTACATTTTTTGGAACAACTGGTTCAGGCGGAACAACAGCAGCAGCACTGGGCGTCTTTGGCGCCTCAACAGACAAAACATTGATGACATTCTCATTGTATATGGGCGACGAGAGCGATGGCTCTGCAGGCAAATATCTTGAGGGCAACGGATATGTTACTGGTCTGGCTCCAACAGTTAGTGCTGATGAACCTGTATGGGTTTCACCAGTTACTATTTCAATCACAGGTGATTACACTGTGGCTGACAGCGGAACATTCTAAAAACAAGAAATAGGGCTCTTTGAGGGCCCTATTTCATTATAAGGTTAAATACAATATGGATCAAAAGAAAGAAGACACACTGAAGGACAACAGTGATCTAGAGTTGTTGAGTGTGTTGTTGCGTGAAATAGCCAAAGCAGGCAATGAAATACGCAGCGCAGAAAAAGATGCAAGCAAGGCAAGCCGCAGATTAAGTTTTGCGATTGTTTTGGCAAATAGATTATTAGATAGGAAAAAGATCAATGGATTTGAGAGCAGCCGCAGTAAAACCCAAACTACAGAAACTCACATTAGACAGTGAATATGTAACAGCAGAATATGGCGAACCCTTAGACTTTTATATGTGGGATCGTCAGAGTATGCCAACTTATATCAACCTCAGCACAATCAGCAACGATGACACCGCGGGCATGTTAGATGCAATCCGCGCACTCGTGATGGACGAACATGGCAAACTGATGTTGGAAGAAGGCATGGAACTGCCACCACAGGTTATGATTGATATGATCAATAAGGTGGTAGAGCACTTGGGAAACTCCGTAGGCCAGACTTTAGCAAAATAGACAAGAACACGGAAATGATGTTGATGCTGGATTTAATCGCCCAGCGTTATGGCACACTTCCAAGCAAAGTCTTAGAGTCTGGCGATACAATGGACATGATACTGTGCATCACTGCCTTAGAATACGATGTGTGGAGACAAAAGAAACTTGGTAATGGGCAAACACCCACGCATCACAGTCAAGAATATTTACAAGCAAGGATAGACGCAGCCAATGGCAATAGTGGGCAGAAGTAAAATAAAAGCTAGAATGGAAGAGGTGGAACGCAAGGTTGGCAAGATCAAAGATTTTGCACACGAAGAGTTTCGCAAGATTACTCCTATAAGAACTGGCAACGCAAGAAGCAAAACCAATAGAATAAATGTTGGCGTTGAAGCAGCCTATCCTTACGCAAACGCACTCAATGATGGATTTAGTCGTCAAGCCCCACAAGGTATGACAGATCCAACAGTTGAGAAAATCTCAGATTATGTAAGGAAAATGTGATGGCAACTACCACAGACAAGTATATTTTAGAACTAGAAACTGCACAAGCAGAACGTGGCATTGATAGAACCCAAAAAGGGTTTGGTGGTATGTTGGCAGGATTGGGCAGACTAGGCCCAGCAGCGGCAGCAGCAGGTGCAGCACTTGCAGGTATGGCAGCAGTGCGTGGCATTAGTGACAAAATCACTGAGATGGATGACCTAGCCAAAGCAGCAAGAAATGTTGGAGCAGCAGCAAGCCCAGAAGCATTTGAAGGATTTCAAGTAGCAAGAAACCTATTGGGCGAAATGGGTTTGAGTGCAGCAGAAAGCGACAGAGCATTCAAGAACCTAACCACAAGATTACAAGAAGCAGCAGACACAGGCAAAGGTCCAGCAGCAGACGCATTTGCAAAAATAAGAGACAGCGTTACAGACGCAAACGGCAACCTAGTTGAAATGCCACAGTTGTTTGAAGCAGTTACACAGGCCTTACAAGACGGCACACTCACTATGACAGACGCAAGAAAGATACTTGGTGATGTTGTTGGTCCTAAGATACTTGGAGGCTTTGAAGACCTAGCTGCCAAGGGTATGAGTGCCAGTGAAGCCTTAGCAGACGTAAAAGCCAACAGTGATATTATTTCATTGGAGGGCGCCAACAACGCAGAAGCATTTGGCGATACAATGGGACGCATCAAAGAAGTGCTTGGACAAGTTGGAACAACCATTGTGACTGCACTACTGCCTTATTTGAATGAAATGGCAGAAGGTGTGTTGGCAAATCTACCAGCTATTGTTGAAGGTGTTAAAGGTGCATTTAGTGCGCTAGAGCCAGTGTTCAGCCTCGTAGGAACTGTAATCAAAGACCTATTGTGGCCAGCACTACAACTGATATTTGACATATTGGGTGCAGTTGCAGGTGCCATAGCACCATTGGTAGAAGCAGCAGTTCCAGCATTGGTTGGAATATTTGAAAGACTTGCAAGTGTTGTGCAAGGCGTAATAGACTTTTTCAAAAGTGCCATTGAAGTTATGAGCAACATTGCAGCCAAAGTTAGAGAACTTGCAGGAGCAGTAGGCGATGCTTTTGGCAGTGTCAAAGATGGTGCAATAGGCATGGCCAGAGGTGCATACGATGGTGTCACTGGATGGTTTGGTAAAATGTATGATGAAGTGGTTGGCAATAGTATCATTCCAGATATGGCCAACGGTGTGTTGGGCGAGTTTGATGGTATGAGCAGTGGCATGGTGGACTTTGTTAAAGGTGCAGTTGGCGGAGTTACCAGTGCAATGACCAACTTGGGCAATGCAGTCAGCAGCAAGTTTGAAGAAATAACAGGCATTAGTATGAGTGGACTCAAAGATCAAGTAAGTTCAATGAGCAACTATCTAACCAGCAGTGTGAGCAGTCTAGCGTCAAGCATAGGCAGCAAGTTGAGTGGACTTTGGAATAGAGTAAGTTCAACAGCAAGTGGCATTGGTGATTTGTTTGGAGGATTTAGTTTTTCAAATCCGTTTGAAAACTTTGCAGGGTTCTTTGCAAAGGGCGGTATGATTCCAGCAGGACAGTTTGGAGTTGTTGGAGAAAGCGGACCAGAACTAGTTGGTGGACCAGCAAATGTAACACCAATGAGTGGTATGGGCGGCAACGTAACATACAACATCAACGCAGTAGATGCATCAAGTTTTAGAAGTTTGCTTGCACAAGATCCAGAGTTTGTGCATAGAGTTGTGCAGCGTGGCAGCAACAGTGCAAACATGGGGAGAAGATAATGTCGTTTCAACCAGTATTTGACAACGCAAGTGATATGCAAATATCAAACAGAAGATTTGTTTCACAAACACAAACACGTTCAGGAGTTGTTCGCAGTGTTGCACAAAACAACAGCATATGGAGATTCACAGTCACACTTGCAGATGGGCAACCTTGGGAGAACTGGAGAACATACATTTCAGGTTATGAACAACTCAACAGATACACTTCAAACACAATAAACCTTAGCCAAAGCGGATTTGCTTGGATGTTTCCTTATCAAGGCGATGAAAGCAACATTGCCAATCTAAGAGTGAGTGTTATCAACGGAGAGTTGAGAGTGCAGAGTGGAGTTACAATAACAAGTGGTTATTTGTTTCTTGTGGGTGATATCATACAACTGGTAGGTGGTAGAGTTTATCAAGTTACACAGCCAGTGTTGTGGAGTGATACCAGCATCAGCACACACAGAGCACCAGTTGATGAAGCTGTGGGCACATACGATACCAACATAGGTGCGCTTGCACAATGGGATGTGGTTTGCACAAGTATGCCCAAGTGGAGATTTATGGATCACAAACGAGTTGCTTGGGATGGAGCATTTGAGTTCCAGGAGGTTATGTAATGACCACTAGCCTACAAAGTCTAGATCATATTCAAAGTGTGTTGTTGATTAGATGGACCATCTACAACTACAGAGAAGATCCCAGTGACTTTCCAAACACACAGGTGTTGAGATTCAATGACAGCATACGTGACATAGACTTAACAGAAGGCGGTGCAAGTGTTACATATTCAGGCTTGGGTCCATTGGTTTCATTTAGCAGCACAAAGAACAGTATTAGAAGCAGTGGTGCAGGAACTGCCTTAGGACTTGCAGGCGTTCCAGATTATGAAATACAAACACTGTTGGCTTCAGACATCAAAGGCAGCAGAATAGAAATATTTAGATTCCTACAATATCCAGGTGGCAACAGTGCCATTGCAGATTTAGATTTCACAGGTGGAGCCACAGGTGGAGTGATAGGAAGATTTTCAGGATTTGTAAACACCTACAGCATCAACGATGACATCAATCACACCAGTGACACTAGACTGGTTGAAGTGGTGTTGGATTGTGTGAACAACACATATCTTGTGAGCAAGCTGGTTAGAGGTGTTAGAACAAATCCCATAGACCTAAGATACTTGAGCACAGACGAAGCAGGATTTGACAATGTTCCAAGTTTACACGAAAGCGAATGGTATTTTGGAGGAAGCAGATGAGTTTCATAACCAATGTAAAAGAACAACTATACAAGATCAATGAGTATGCAAATCTCATACAAGGAGATAGGCTCAACGAACTACTGTTGAATCAACGTGTGATCACAGGTGATACCAATGTGATTACAGCACAAACAAACCTAATCAAAACCAGCACAAACCAAGTTGAAGCAGAACAAAAGCCTGTAAACAAGGCTGTGAGAATACAAGTGTCACCAGATCCAGAATACAAGATTCCAGTGTTGTATGGCAGAACCACAATGGGTGGAGCAGTCACAGATGTTTGCACAGTCAACAACGGCAACGAACTTCAGTTTTGTGTAACACTAGCAATGACCACAGGGCCTAAGATTGATGGCACAGCAACCACATACGAACTAAAAAATGTTTACATAGACAATCAAAAACTCAACTTCAACAGTGGTGGACAGATTGCAGCAAGTTTGACTGACACAGAAGGCAACACCAACACCAACTATGCCAACTTGGTTGGAGCATACTTGTTTGACAGCAGCACCGTATGGGTAAAGCCCGCAGGCTTTGAAGGCTTGGGCAATCTAGATGCAAGAAATGTATTCAACACTTGGACACCAAATCACCTAATGCCAAACCTGTTGTTTGGTATTGTAAGAGTTGCTTGGAACCCAGACTTAGGATTACAAAATATTCCAGACGTAAGGTTTGACATACAAAGTTCAATGAACCTACCAGGTGATGTGTTGTATGATTACATGCGATCCTCAGTATACGGTTGCGGACTCAGTGATGATTTAATAAAGGCGACTTCAATATGACAATAAGCAGTTTACAAGACCTAAACACATACGCACAAACACCTATAACCTACGATGATGTAAGAACTGCACAAGTGATATTTGATAGAGGTGCCACAGTTGATCAAACATTGGTCACACCTGAAAATGGTAAGTTTGTTAGCCCTTGGGGTATCAACATAGAAACAATAACACAACCTGATGTTGCAGAAGTAGAATATCATTTAGACTACAGTGCATTTGCAGATCCAATAAGTGTAACCTGGGCTTATTTGCCAGCACACATGACTGTAACCAGAACCAACAACACTTGGATTGTCAGCGGAATAGAAAACAGTGAAGATTGGTTGTATGCAAGAGCTGCAACAGTATTACCACCGTTTGGATTTTCAGGAGTTGTAGCACACAGTGCAGCCATTCACTACTACAGCGACACACAAGACAGCACAAAAAACATTGCAAGTTGGGACATCAATCTAACAGTTACACAAGTTGAATATTTCAGTGTGCCTGCACCATTAACCTATGTGAGCAACACACTCTACAGTCAGTTGAACACTTGTCGTATCACTATTGATCCAGAAGATTTTGATCCAGTGTGGGACTTGAGAATATACAGTGCAGATGAAACTCTAACACCTGTGGATGCCATTGAAGAAATGTTCTCAGATGGAAGTGCAGCAGAAGCAACTTGGAACAACAACCTCAATCAATACATTGTCACAGGAGACACTGGCAGCATCAATGAAGTGTTGGACACATTGGACCTTGAAACAAGAAGATATGCGGATGATTTTAAGTTGGTGTTTAGACTTGCCAACAACTTTACAAACGACTTGGAATATCAAATACAAAGTTTTGCCAGTAGAGACATGATCAGTGATCCAGTTGTTGCAGCAGGGTTAAGCAGCACTCCTAACTATATATTTGGTGGTATTGCAAATCCAGTGAGTCATGCAACAAGCAGCACAACCTACAACTTGATTAGAGATCCAAATCCAACAGAAATAACTGCAACTTCTAATGCCAGCACTGTTCCAAATGCAATATGGGATCCAACTTCAACCTTAGACAGCGCATTTGACATAGTTCCAAATGGCGGATATTTGCTTGAAGGCGGTGCAACTATAACTGCTGAGTTTGGCATAGTTCCAAATGGCGGATATCTATTAGAGCACGAAGCATCAGGCATGACTACAAATGCAAGTGTTCAGAGTTGGCCAATACAATACACCAGCGAAGATCTAGTTATTACGTTTGACCGCACAGGAATCACAGGTTCATCAGGAGATCCAGCACAAGAAATATATATGAAATCGTTTTCTCAAAACACCCCTAGCCAGAACATTCCAAGCGGCTTTAGCATACTATGGGATACGCCAGGCGGAAATCAAGCAACACAAATAGTTGGCACCTCGCCTGTAAAGTTTCCAAATGCACTACAAGACAATCGCACATATGCAACAGCAGTTATATCACCATACACTAATAGTGGAACAACTTACTACCCTTATGGCATTGAATACAATACTGATGGCAGTGTAAAGTATGCAACAGGTATAGTATATGGCGGAAGTTCTATGATTGCAAGCGTGGACAGTTGGGGCAACTTAAACCCAGAAGCATACGCAGGTATTTGTGAGGGCGGCACTATCACAAGCATTAATAGCAATGCTCCAACTGGAAGTATAAATCTAACATCTGCATTTGAAAATGCAAGTATTTCAAGCAGTGTTGTAACCACACTTGAAAGTTTTGATATGAGCAATGCGACAACTATTGAGAGTATATTTAAAAATACAAACTTCAACAGCAATACATTAGATTCTAGTGCTTGGGACACCAGCGGCCTAACTTCATTGCGTAATGCGTTTAACTCATTGAGCATCAGCGAACTAACTGGAATGGGAAGCTGGGATACCAGTAATGTAACTGATATGAGTTATGCGTTCTTTGGAACAGACTGCACAGTTGGCGAAGCAGGTATTGCTAACTGGGATACTAGCAGTGTAACCAACATGGAACGTATGTTTAGAAACAATGAAAGTTTCAACAACAATATAAGCGGTTGGGATGTGAGTGCAGTTACAAACATGGAAGAAATGTTTATGAATACTACTCCGTATTTGAATCCAGGCAGCAGTGGATTTGATCAAGACATAAGTGGTTGGGATGTAAGTGCAGTTACAAACTACACAAACTGGGATACAGACAGCAACCCCAACTGGACCAGCGATGAAAAGCCAACATTTACATAAGGAACCAATATGGGACAACAACAAATCTTTACCATCAACGGATTGGTAGACACAAACAAAACAGTTTGGCAAAACTTGGAAGAACTTGCAGGTGCAAGTGCAGCCTATGTAACTTGGGATCCATACACATTTAAATATGGAGTGGTGATCAACCAACCTGGCAACAGTATTAGAAGCTTCAACGACAACAACATCATTGGTGCAATCAGCATCACTGAAACACCCTTTGATGAACTCTACAACAGTGCAGAAATAAGATTCCCCAACAAAGACATACGTGACAAAACAGACACCATACTTTATACTCAACCACCTGCAGAAAGATTTGACAGTGAACCAGACAACAAACTTTCAATACAGTTTGATTTTGTAAATGATCCTATTCAAGCAGATGTTATTGCAAGAACAGAACTCAAGCAAAGTAGAGTCAGCAAGACCATCAGCTTTACCACTGACTTTCAACAGTTGGACATGGCACCAGGTGACATCATTGACTTGACCAATCCTTACTGGGGTTGGAATGCCAAACTGTTTAGAATAGTTGAAATCACACAAACTGACACAGTGCAAGGTGAGATATTTGTGGACATAGTTGCAGTTGAATATGATGCAGATGTCTACAACTACAATGATCTCACAAGACTTGAAAGAACTGTAAACACAGGTGTTCCAGCAGTTAAAAACAATGCGGCAGTTCAAACCAAAAGCGATGAAGTGTTGGGCACACAGGTTAGTAGAGCAACTGTTACAGATGCCACAGGCACACAAACCACAGCGTTTCCAAAACTTGCCAACTATGAAGTCACACAAACAACCACTGTATTGGATACCAAACTAAACAGTGCCACACCATATGGAAGTATACTAACACTTGATGCAGTCAGTGGTGGTGCAAAACTATTGCAAATAATGATAGAAGGTCCAACGGCAGTGGTAGATTACACAACTTACATTGACGAAGTCAGCACAGCACGTCAATACACAGGCAGCGTTCCGTTGTTTGTTCAAGTTGAATACAGTGTGGACAATGTAACATACAGCTTGATAGGTCAAAGATTTTTGGAGTGGACCAACAACACCACAAGTTTCAACTTTACAGATGTTGACAATGGATACTACAGAGTGAGTTGCAGCAAAACAGACACATTGGTGCTGGACCAAGATGACGGAACAGCAGGCATTGGAAGCACCGTTGCCATTGGCACAGTTGCAACAATAGCAACACCAACTGGATATGGTGCAAAAGAAACATACATAATATTGGAGTAAAATATGTGGTATTACTATTACGACAGCAACTCAGGAGAGTTTACAATGGGATCAAACAAACCATACGCTTTCACAGACGATCCTCATATTCGTGAGAACAAGAAGTTCAACATGGAAACACACCGTGTAAACCTGGCAACACTTGAGCCTGAACCAAAGAACTAAACTTTTTTAGCCTTTTTTAAACGATTTTTTTCGTTTTGGACTAAATAACAGAGCAGACAAAGTTGTCTGCTTTTGTAACAAATCGCAGCACAACAAGGAGACACTCATGTCAGCAGCATCAGATTATTTAGAAGACAAACTATTAGACCACACACTAGGCAACACAGCCTACACACAACCAACAGTATATGTTGGACTTTACACAGCAGTCACAGGACTTGAAACAAACTCGCCAAGTGCAGAAGTTTCAGGCAATGGCTACACACGCAAAGCAGCTTCTTTTGGCGCAAGTTCAGGCGGTAGTTGCAGCACAGACGCAACAATCACATTTGACGCAGCCACAGGCAACTGGGGAACTATCACACACGTGGCAGTCACAGACGCAGCCAGCTCAGGAAACGTATTGTTCTACGGTGCAGTTACTAGTAGTAAAACCATTGAAACAGGTGATACATTTCAAATCTCAAGTGGTAACTTAACTATCACACTTGCTTAATGCGAAGTAAAAACAACGGGGGTGCAAGTCCCCCAACATCGCATCAAACAAGGAGAACCACATGGTAACGATAGTAACAAGAGCATCAAATGGGGCAGCACTCAGCACTGCTCAAATGGACCAAAACCTAACAAATCTCAACACCAAGGTTGAACTTGATGACATCAGTGTAACAACTGGTGCAGGTGCAGAAACTGCCGCATTGAGTTACAACAACAGCACAGGTGTTTTTACTTTTACACCAGTATATACAGGTGATTTAACAGCACTAGATGACTTTAGTGTAACAACAGCAAGTGCAAGTGGAGCAGGAAGTTTAAGCTACAACAACACCACAGGCGTGTTTACATTTGCACCAGCAGACACAAGTTTACTGCCTTTCATTGAAACCATAGACGAAGACACAACTCCACAACTGGGCGGCAACTTGGATGTGCTCACAAATGAAATCACAACCAGCACCACCAATGGGCATATTGTTATTAGACCTATTGGCAGTGGCACAGTAAAAGCATTTGGTGCATTGGACACAATAAGTGGCACACTAACCACAAGCACAACAAATGGCAATCTCAATATCAGTGCAAACGGCACAGGAAAGATTAGATTTGGTCAGAGCATCACGCATATAAACACAGATGCTGATTTAGATATTGATGCCAACGGCGATGGAATGATCAAGCTAAATGGCCCAGTTCATATAGATGACCTGACTTCGTTTGCAGAAACCATAGACACACTAGCAGGCGTTAGTGGAACACTCAGCATCAACGCCGCAAACGGACCAATCAAATATGTGGTTCCAAGTGGTGCAATGACCATCAACGGATTTGCATCACCTGTAGATGGACAAACTGTAACAATGTTGGTAGACAACGCAACAAACAGCAGCAACTACGGCATCACACTTGGATCAGGATTGCTAACACCCGCAGGTAATGGCGTAACTGTCACAGACAGTGGATACGATGTTGTAACAATAACTTGTATTGATTCAACCAACGGTGTTTATGTTGTAACTGCAATCAACGACTTCCAGTAAGGGGATACTATGCCATTTGGATCAATGAGACACGGATACACATTTCAAGCAGGTGGTGGTGCATTCACAGGCATGACTGCCACAGGTGGAACCACTGAAGACATCACTTACGACAGTGTAGATTATAGAATACACAAGTTTACCAGTAGTGGCACATTTACCATTTCAGACCTTGGCGATGCTACAACACTTGATGTGTTGATAGTAGGTGGTGGAGCAGGTGGTGGCGGCAATGGTGGCTACGGTGATTATGGTGGTGGTGGTGGTGGCGCAGGCCGTGTTTACACTGCCACAGGAATCAGTGTTAGCAACACAAGTTATACAATAACTATAGGCGCTGGCGGAGCAGGTGCAAGAGCCAGTGGCGCAAATGGTGGCAATAGTAGTGCATTCAGTCTAACTGCTGGTGGTGGTGGCTATGGCTCATACCATAACTCCAGCGGCGGTGGCGCTCCAAGCACAACATACAATGGCTCAGGTGGTGGTAGTGGAAGCACCGCCAGCAGCACTAGAAGCGGTGGTTCAGGTTATAAAAACGGCGGTGGCGCATCAACCACTTACGATGGAGCAGGTGGCGGTGGCGGTAATAGTGCTGCGGGTGCCAATGCTAGTGGAGCCAGCGGTGGTGCTGGCGGAGCAGGTGTAACTGTAAATGGATTTGCGTCAAGTGCTATCACATTAGGTGGTGGCGGTGGCGGCGCTCCGTTTCAATCAAATAGTGGCAATGTAGGTGCTGGCGGATCTGGCGGTGGTGGCGCAGGCGGCAAGGATCAAAGAGGCACTGAAGGCACTGCCAATACTGGTGGTGGTGGCGGCGGAACTGCCAAAGTTGGTTATATTACAGATGCTTGGGGTGCTAATGGCGGATCAGGCTATGTGGTAGTGAGGTATGCAATATGAGTCATTTTGCAAGAATAGAAAACAACACAGTTGTAGAAGTAATAGTTGCAGAACAGGATTTCATTGATAGTGGTGCAGTTGGTGATCCCACACAATGGATTCAAACCAGTTACACAAACAGCATCAGAGGTTGTTTTGCAGGCGTAGGTTATACCTATGATCCAGTTGCAGACCAGTTTGTTGCACCAGTTGAGGAAGAATAAATGAGTCTAACACCACAGGAAGAATATGTAGAAGCAGGCTACTTTGCAGATGCAGACTATGTTGGCGGCATTGCAGATGTGGTTGTGGGCATTTCACCCTATGTGGTAGAAGACTATATTGAAGCAGGTTATTTTATACCAGGCGGAAGTTTTGCAAGTTTAACTGCAACACTAGAACTTGCAATACAGTTTGGTGAAGCAACCATAAACAGCACCACTGGTATGAACATTGATGTTGTGAGAATCAAACAGTTCGTCTGCACTATGAACAGTGAGTTTGGATTTGAACATCCAGACAACGGTGGCAGTTCACCAGGTGTAAATGTAGAGGTGGGATTTGTCTCATCAGCAACATTTACAGTTGAATCAACTATGAGTGTGACACCCAGCAAAATACTTTCAGCCAATGCAAACATCTCAGGTGCATTTGCTGCAACAATGAACGTGATTGCAACAATGACAGGCGAAACATTGATGCAGAGCGCAACTTCAATGAGCACCAGTGCAGAACTGATTGTGGACAGCAGTGGATTGTTGGAATACTTTGCAAACTTGAATGCTCAAGCTGATGCAACAAGAACTGTGGCAGCAACTGTCAACAGTGATTTCAGTGTAACCAGTCAACCAGGCGTTTCCTATCAAGGTGCGTCTGAAATAGTTTCTACCACATTGTTGCAGGTGTTTGAGCCAGGTGTTAGACCACTAATACCTATAGACTCTAACCTGTCAGGTGCCTTTCCAACAATACAAGCAGCGTTTGGAAACAACAGCAGCCAAACATTAGACAACAATCTTTACTATATTGAATATCAAGAAACTTCACTGGTGCCCAACAACACTGATGAATGGGTGTTTGAAAGTTTTGTGTATTTTGGCAGTTTTGGCAACAGCGCAGACAACTGCGAAATCATTACTATAGCACCAACCAACTATAGTAATCTCAATGACCCTACATTACGAGTAAACACTGATCGTCATCAGGCCAAAAATGTGTTGCGACTAACAGTCTACGATGACAATGATGTTATTGGCGGCGGGTTGGGCACCACAGATCTAAGTTTGGGAAGCAATCACATCAGTGTGGCATACAAACCTGGAACTGGCATAAAACTATGGCTAAATGGTAGTTTAGAAATAACACACAGTTTCACTGGAGATTTGCGACCAATCACAGATCCAAGTGTATGGTTTGGCTGGGCTGAACTTGACACAGGATCAATAAGTCATTATTTTTATTTAGATGAAACTAGAATACTGCAAAGTTCAACTGCCATAACTGATGCAGGTTTAACTTTCGCCAATAGTTCACAAACTGTCCCAACTAGTGCATACGTGAACAACACCAGCACACAACTATTGTTGCACTACGAAGGCAACTACATAGATGATGACAGTGGTGTAAAACTATATGACGCAACCATCAACAGTGTGAGCAGTGTCAATGCTGATGGCACAAAGGTTGTTGAAGCGAACAGCAACATCAACAGCACAGTTGGGTTGAGCAGTGCAGTTGGACGCATTAGAAGCGACAGTGCAAACTTGTCAAGTGCATTTGGTTCAACTGCAACTGGATTTAGAATCAAAACCACTGATGCAAGCCTTGCTAGTGCATTTGGCAGCAACATCACTGAAAACTACATACGTGGAGCCACTGCAACCGCAGGTGTGATTGCTGCAATGTCCTGCAGTGTTGGTGTAATAAAACAGGCTGCAATGATTGCAGACAGCATTGCCAGCAGTTTAACTGCCGCAGGTAGAGTGGGTGATTACTTTGCAAACGCAGACATCAACAGCACACTAACCAGTGAAGTTGTTGTGACAAGAGGTGCAAACAGCACCCTCAACGTCAGCACCACAACCAGTGCCACTCCAAACTACACTCGTGGTGCTACCAGCACTGTAGCGGCGGTTATATCGCTGGACAGCAGCCTTGTAACCATTAAGGATCACAACATAGTTGCAAACGCATCAAGTGGTTTAACTGCAACTGTAGGTGAAATAACACAGGGTGAAGTCAACGTCAACAGTGTTGCAGGTTTGAGTTGTAGCGGCAATAGATTAACTGTAGAAGTTGCAAACTTTGGGGCAACCTTTGGTATTGATGTTGTGCCTAATAGTATTGCAAGTGGTGGCAGTGAGTTAAACGTCAACAGTGGTGCAACTGTTCTTGCAGGAGTAAACTATGAAGCCAGTGCAACCATGCAGGGCTTTACAGCAATCATCAGCATCAACAAAATCCTACACGTTGATCAATACATCTACATCGTGCCCAAAGAAACAAGAAGTTGGAGCATACCCAAAGAAACAAGAAGTCACGTGATTGACCGTGAACTTAGAAGTTATAGTATAAAAGGAACATAAACATGGCTATTAACAGAACAGGTTTCCTGTCAACAAACACAGGACTAACCATAGACAAAGACCCAGAGGCAACTCTAACATACACACTGGATTGGGGCACTTGGCTTGAAACCAATGACACCATTGCAACTGGCACTTGGACGGCAGCTGCAAGACGCAATGATCCAACACCACTCACCATAGTAAGTTCAGGCATTGCAGACAACACAAAAACCTATGTGGAGCTCAGTGGCGGACAAAGCGACAAAACTTATGTGGTTACAGTAGAAGTTACCACCAGCGATGGATTGGTTGACAGAAGAAACTTCAGAGTAAACTGCGTGAACAGAAGTGCATGATATGACAGATATGGATGTGAGGATAAGTTTGGTGGAACAGAACTATCAAAACCTAGAAAAACGACTGGACAAGGTTGAGAACAAACTTGATGGCATCAAAGAACAGATGGCAAGTAGTCAAACCAGTCTTACAAAAGTAATCATAGGTGCAACCAGCAGTATTCTTGTTGCACTAATATCCACGATTGGAATAATGCTCACGCAAATGCCTTAAGTATTTGTATGAGGGACCGCATACCAAAAGAAATATTAGATCGCTGTGAGTTTCGCAGCACTGCACAGGACAGCACTGAATACCTAGTTCGCATAAAGCCCATTGACCCCTGTCCTTGTGGCAAAGAACTAGATGATATAAGACGGGTAAGACTTGCACAAACAAAAGAACCACAACCACATTGGCGTGAGTATTGCACCACTTGTAGACTGGTTAGCATTGCTGGTGCTAACGATTGGATGTTGGCAAAAGAGCTAAACGCACAAATGAGGCAAATAAAAATCACAGAAGATAAATAAAACGTAAGACAACAGTTAGGGCTGTCACCCAAGTGTTTCCAAACAAAACAAAACATAGCCATATGTTTCTCCGTTGGAAGTTGTCTTACATCCTACTGTATTAGCCCTTGTGTGTTCCTAGTAGTTCTGCACAAGGGCTTTTCATTAAAATGGCGTCAAATCATCAACAGAGTTTTTGACACAACATAGTGTATACGAGATGGTGAAAAATCTACGAAATC